ATTAATTTGTTTTTTAACAGAATCACTAATATCTTCTACATGATCTAATGTAAGTGAAACAGGAGATTCTCCTGCCTGAGAGGTAATTGATTCGTTTACAATATCCTCAATAGCTGCATCTACCTCTGGGTGTATTGATGTAGCTCTATATTGTCTAATATTTTGATGGTTGTCCTTGGCATGATCGCCCTCGCCAAGATTAACATAAGTGCCGTAATGAGTTCCAGCAGCCGTAACATAGCCTGCTCCATCCTGATCAACAGGTGGTACAACGGATTGCATTTTCTCCGCTTGCTTATTGCGAGCACGTTTTATTTCAAATCCAAATAATTTAAGTCCTTCAGTCTCAGCCATACTAGTTCTCGTAATTAAGTTAAGGAGAGCCCGTAGGCTCTCCAATTATATTTATTTAGGTAGTTGTACCTGATTCCCAGTATTGTACTTGGAACTCAACCTGGAATCTCTCAATGTCATTCTCTAGACCATACGCTAGATCAATTTGAGAAATTGCTGTTGGGAAACAACCTCTAAAGTTATATGTCTTTAGTGTGTTACCATCTTTGCCAAGTTGTTCAACTACAAGATCCGCTTCGTAATCAACAGGATTTGTTAGACCAGTATTTGCTGAGTGAGCATTCATACCATTCATCCAACGCTCCATTGCGTTACGAACATTAAAGTCTGTATCGTTAATGATAGTAGGTGTCCATACATCGAACACACGATCACCATTAAACTTTACTTGACGACCACGGAAAGGAACAATAATTGTACCTGTTGTAGAAGCAGGTAATGCTGCTGCTTCACATAGGAATGATGTTAATTCAACATCTCCACCTGCATAGCCAGGAAAATTAATAGTGGCTTTAAATAAATTTGGTCTAGCGCCACCACCACGCATTTTGGCTTTAAAATCATCTACGCCTAAAACTGCCATCTGTTATACCCTCCTTATACCGAAAGACCAGCGACTTCTTCGAAGTCAACGCCGGTTCTTACTGCAACAAAATTAAGGGTGATGTAGTTGATAGAACGAGCAGGTTTAATGAAGATATTTGCAATAAATTCATTTCTGTCGATAATATCGGGTGTATTATTTGTTTCATCGCACACGACTCTAAAGTCTGTTATACCTCTACGTCCCTTGATCTCTCTTAGGAATGGTTCTACAATGTTAACAAATTCGGCTCTTGTAAACTCATCGTTAAGTTCGAAGAGTGTATTACGAGCAGCCAAACCGATCGCTCTTTCAATTACCACAAATAGTCTACGCACATTGATTCTATCAAACGCTGAAGGTCTATTTAAGTGTGTTTTATCACCATATAGTAAAATACCTTGACCAGGTAGATTAGCAATTGGATTTACTCCAGCTTTATACAAAGTATCTCTTTGTGCTTTAGTTGGGGTATATGCTAGGTTAGTCACACCAAAGTATTGACCTCTGCGAACACCTGCTGGTGAGTACCATGGAGCATTGTCATTATCAGATGCTGCCATAATACCTGCAGTAGATGATGCAGCTGGAATGTATACATAAGTATCATTGTACTTATCATATACTTTTAACCAGTTGTTATCAACGATTAGGTAGCTTGACCAATCCATTGCATTTGTTTCTGCTGTTGTTGCAGTTACGGGATCTGCGTTATTAATAACGTTTTCAGATGCTGGTGATGCCACAACTACACAATCCTTACGTGTTTCTGCAATACGAACTAGTTCATCAGTAATAGTAGCATTTGTTGCTGTAGTACCAGAACCTGGTGCGATTAAGAAATCAACTGTGATTGTGTCTTTGTCTTCAAATACAGAAGCTGCTGATACGAAATCAGAAGCAGCCGCAGCAGATCCATCTGCTCCTAATGCCAATGACCAATCTCCTGAATCAAGGCCACCCGCAACACGAACCCAATTGGATCCTCTGTTGACAACGTCCTTAACATAGTTTGATGAGCCATCTGTATTTGTTGCTGTAGAATCATCTTCTACAAATGCAAATCTTTCTAGTACAGTACCTGCGGTACCTGTGATAACACCATCTTCGTCAAGCACAAGAACATGACGTTCTGTGCCTGTAGGTGCACCATCAAAATTAGCCTTATAGGGCCAGTTGGCCCAACCAGTTGAACCTGTAGCCACAACTCTTAGTGAGTTACCTACGGCTCCTGGATATTTTGCAAAGATTCTGTTATCAGAATCCATTGTGTAACTTACGTTGTTTTCCCAATGCTCGTTATTCTTAATTAGAGTTGCTGTACCACCTGAGTTAACCGAGTTTGCGGCTGTTGCGTCAACAACCCGTGTAACCTGAAGTGAATTAGCATATCTTAAAAAATTAGCGGCAGATAGGAAATCAACATTTGTCGTCGCGCCTGGGGCTGCAAAGGTAGAAGCAAGACCCGCTTCATTGCTTACTAGGGTCGCTTTTTCTACCGGTCCCCAGCGAAACTCACCCATGAATGCGCCAGTAGTAGATTGGACGTTTGGAACGCCACCAGTTAGATCTACTTCCTTGACGATTACAGCAGGTGATTCGGATGGAGCGAATATTGCCATATGTTTCTTCCTTTTCCAGTAATCGAATTATAAGTTTTCATAATACGGAATTCAATTACGTATATTTATATTTTTAT